AAGCTGCTGTACAAGGCTTTAAGTCAGGTCTTGTTGGAGGATTTGGTGCGGCTGAAGGAAGCCCAGAACAACAAGCAATTTCTACAGGTATTAGTGGTGTAACAGGATTAGTAGCAGCTCCAGCATTGCAATTAGGTGCTAGAGTTGTTAAAAATGTATCTCAACCTATTCTTAAGTCTATGTTTGCTGACCCAGATGTAACAGGGTTAGAAGCTGGTAGAAACTTAGTTAAAGAAGCATTAAAGTCTGACGTAGGTTCAGTAGATGAAGCTATTAATACAGTACTTCAAAATGCTGGCAAACCATATACATTAGCTGATATTGGCCCTAATACTAGAGCTTATTTAGACGCTGTAAACCTTATTCCATCACCAGCAAAACAAACAGCCAAAAAGTTTTTAGAGCAACGTGATAAAGGTATTTCAGCACGTTTAACTTCAGACTTACAAGAAGCATTTGGTACTACAGCATCATTCTTTGATGAGTTTAACGCTCTTAAAGCAGCCAGAACTGATCTAGGTAAAAAGATGTATGCCAATGCTTTTAATAAACAAGTGCCAGTTAATAGAGAACTTACAGACTTATTAGGCCGTCCAAGCGTACAACAAGCGTATGCAAGAGGTATTAATATTGCACAAGAAAAAGGTATTAAAGTTCCTAATGTAGTGGTAAATGCACAAGGCCAGTTAGTCACAGCAGATAATAAACTTGTACCTGCAGTAGATACAGAGTTTTTACATTACGTTAAAATGGGTTTAGATGATCTTGTATATACAGGTAAGTCACCATCTAGCGGTATTGGTAATACACAACTAAACTCTATTAAAGACACTAGATCTCAATTCTTAAATTACATTGACAAAAATAACCCATCTTATAAGTCAGCACGTAATTATTGGGCAGATGATACAGCTACTATGGATGCTATGCAGTCAGGTAGAACATTCTTAAAGTCTAACCCAGATCAATTAAAAGCTGATATTAAAAAGATGTCTACATCTGAAAAAGAAGCATTTAGACTTGGCGCTATGTCAGATCTTATTGAGCGTGTAGGTGGCCAGTCTACAGATACAGTTGTACCTATGACTGCTAACGTAGCACGTAATATTCTTAAAGATCCTAAGCGTGTAGCTCTTATTAAAGCCACTTTCCCAGATAATGAATTAGGCCAAAACAAATTTAACCAGTTCATTAAAAACTTCCAAACAGAAATGGAAATGAAAGCTACATCTGGTCAGGTATTAACTGGATCACAAACAGCAGGCAGACAAGAAGCCGCTAAAGCAGTACGTGGCACTATTGCTCAAGAAGCACCAAGTATTGATGCACAAAACTTAATATTTAATGCTCTTAAAATGGATGCTACACAAATGAATGAGCAGCAACTTAAGTCAACAGCTAACGAAGTAGTTAAGATATTGACTGAGACTGATCCTGCAAGACTGCAACAAATTGCTAGAGAACTTACTACACGCAGACCATCTGAAATTGTTTCAGACGTATTAACTAGAGGCGGAAGAGGCCTTATTAGTCCATATACAACAGGCGGTGTTGCTGGTAAGTTTGGAGCTACAACTCAACAAAGATACTTCCCAAGCCTATTGGGTACTCCACAGTAAAGGACTATGATGGTTAAAACAGATGTAGAAGCACGTTTAAGTACGCATGAAGAAGTATGTGCATTACGTTATGAGCAAATAAACGCAAGACTCAAACGCCTAGAGCAAATACTTTTAGGCACAGCAGGTTTCGTTATCGTATTTTTGTTAACACACTTTACAAAATGACATTTATTACAGAGCAAAATATAAGCAACCTTTATTCTGCTCTAATTGACATGCCAATATTTGATGAGTACAAGTTACCTCCCGCTTCACGAGTTGACTTTGTAATAGTGCATGACGATACTATATGCGGACAATATGAGCCTCCAGAAGCTGGTGAACCTCATATCATTACTATATCTACTGCACGTCATTCTCATTTGTATCCTGTCTTAATGACTTTATGCCATGAACTTATCCACATGTGCGTATATATAGACTCACCTAAAACCGAACAGTACGCCAGTCATAAAGGTTTATTTTTAAAACTACAAAAACGTGTAGCCAAGATGTATGGCTTTGACCCTAAAGAATTATAAGGAGAATATCATAGACCCAATTACCATATTAGCAGCATTAGGGCCATTAGCAGTAGACTTAGGTAAGTCTCTTATTACTCGCTTTATAGCACCTGATCAATTTAAACCAGCTACTATAGAACAGTATGCGCAAATGAAACAAATTGACTTAGAGTTCTTTAAAGTTATGAATGAAGCTGGTGGTGGTAATCCATCATACCCTTGGGTAGAAGCTATCATAAGACTTATGAGACCTGTTATAGGGCTGCTTGTGCTTTCTACATGGGTTATTATGCACCTTAATGGTACAGCAACACCTGAAGTAGATAACTTTGCTAGCGCTGTTGGCTTCTATCTATTCGGTGAACGCTCATTACTACACATTAAAAAAAGTGCTAAATGATATTCTTAAAGATACTTAACTTTATTGGGTTAAATATACTTAAACTTATTGTAGTAGGACTGCTATTTATAATCATGGGTATTGCATTAGTATTTATTGTTCTTATGGACTATCTTACTATTTTTTTAAAGCATATTAATTCTTATGTTAATTGAAGTTAAAAGGTTTGAATTTAAAGACACACATACGATAGGCAAGATGTATGTAGACGGTGTATATGAATGTTATACACTAGAAGATGTAGTCAGAAATGGCACTAAAGTGTTAGGTAAGACTGCTATCCCTACCGGTGAATATAAACTCATTATAGACGCATCTGTACGTTTTAAACAGGACATGCCACACATACTTAACGTTCCTAACTTTACAGGTGTTCGTATTCATTCAGGCAACACTTCAGCAGATACAGATGGATGTATATTACTTGGCTCAACATGGGCAGGTAAAGACTTTATAGGTAACTCTAAAATAGCTTATAAGAAGTTCTTTGACAAACTAAAGAAAGCTAAAACAGCCACTATTAAGATATGCTAGAGTATTTTATTTGTGATGTATTATGTTTTATAGATCATTTTAAGCTATTGATAATGGTAGTTATTTTATTATTAGTGTACAATAGGCAAAACAACCATCAAGGATAGTTATGTCTAAATATAAGTCGGTATTAGTAATATCTGATCTTCACATTCCTTATCATCATCCTGACGCATTTGCTTTTCTTAAAGCATTAAAAACTAAATACAAGTTTGACCATGTAGTTAATATAGGTGATGAGTTAGATCAACACGCTATATCTATGCACGAACATAACCCAGACTTATATTCTCCTGGACATGAATTAGAGCAAGCTAAAAAGCACGTAAAAGAATTAGAAAAAATATTTCCTAAGATGGTCTTAGTTCATTCTAACCATAGCTCTTTAGTTTATCGCAGAGCGTTAAAGTATGGACTTCCAAAGGCATATTTAAAACACTATAACGAGTTTTTAGGGGTAGGAAAAGGCTGGGAGTGGGTGGATGACCACACAATAACATTAAGTGATAACTCTAGGTGTTTCTTTACTCACGGCCTCTCTGCAGACGTTTTAAAGGTAGCCCAGCAGTATGGAATGAATACAGTCCAGGGTCACTATCATACTAAATTCAGTATTGGATATTACAGTAACCCAGATGCACTAATTTGGGGAATGCAAGTGGGTTGTTTAATACATCAAAAGTCTATGGCGTTTGACTATGCCAAAAACTTTAAGAGCAGGTTCATTGTAGGATGCGGTGTAATTATAAACGGACAACCTAAATTAATGCCTATGGTTCTTAACACAAACGGTAGGTGGATCGGAAAAATAGCATAGAAAGGTTTATCATGCAAATTCAGCCATTAATTGATCAATTGGTAGGAGATAAAATTGTAGAGGCTGAAGCGTATTTTGATGAGAATGTATTAGCTTTAACATTCGAGTCAGGTCTTTATGTAGAAATTACAGTTGACTCTGTACACTACGAACTCCCAGAACTAGATGACTAAAGGATAGAATTATGAAAGTAATACGTGGACTTGTTGTGGATGACAATGGTAAGCCATTGCCAAACGTACCACAGCTCACTAAAAAAGATATTAAAGAGATGGCTCAACTTGCTGCATCTGGAGCATCTATGGCCTATCCTCCTATTGGTATTCCATTAGGCGCTTATGAAATGTATCAAGGTTATGCCAACCAAGATCCTATTCAAGGTTTGTTAGGCGCTTTAACATCTGCTGGAGGAGTTGCAGGTACTGTGGCTAAAGCTCCAGGTGCTGCATTAAAGTATGCAGAAGGCCAACGTAAAATGTCACCTGTCAATATTAATATTGAAGCTACATCTCCGAATATATTACAAAGAGCCAATGAAACACCAGCAGGACGTGCTTTATCTGATCTAAGATATAACACAGCTCAAGAAGCTGCTGCAGCTAAAGGCATGCAATATGCTAATGTACCTCCATCTAAAATGCAAGGTGTATGGGTAGATCCAACAACAGGCGCAGAAGAATTTAATAGAGTATACAGTCAAAACTTAGGCCCTATAAATAGAATGAATATTCAGAAGTCTGGGCCATTATCACAATATGCTCAGTCAATGGGAGGTGACTTAGGACAAATTGGTATAGGAGCTGCACGCTTTACTAAAATACCTATGAACTTAAACAAAGATGCAGCTACTGGTCTTCTTTATGAAAACGTAACATCAAAACAAATTATTGAAGCAGGTAAAAAATTAAACCCTAAAGAAATTGTAGTATCAGCAACGCCTAATGGTGGTATGTTGGTATTTGATCCTAAGATAGCATTTGATCCTAGTCGTGCAATAAAAGTTAAACAATTAGCAAGTGAATTAAAAGGTGTAGCTAAGAGTCCAAAATATGGACTCCTAGACTCTGCTTACTATGAGACAGATGCTATTGCTCAGGGCGCTTATATGAACCCTGTTGACGAGCTACTTCGTCTAAGAGGCTTTTAAGTCTTTTAGGATCAAACTCGTAGTCTTCGTAAAAGTTATTTAAAGCATAAGATAAAAATGCACCTTTGGCAGCAGCTAAAGGAGGATAATGAGCCTTTATATAAGGCTCACTACCATGCAATACATTTACATTTAATTCATCTAATGCTTCACAATAACACCACTCTATAAACCTGCATGCCACTTCAATATACTTTGGCACTCTGTGGGTTTTGTAACGCTCTATCTGATCATCACTCAACCCTAGCCAGTCTATCAAGTCTTCCTCATCAAGATCCAGTCTTTGTTGCCATTCATTAAAGTTAAAGTAAGTCATATTACACCTCACTTTCCTTCCATGTATTGCCATTAGCTATACACTTAACTCCAATACCTCCAGTAAGTGCATATTGTTTATATGGCTCTGGCTTATCAATTAATACGTAAGGCTTATTATATTTGCCAATATTAATATCAATATAAAAGGCTGTATTAAAATAGTCAATTTGTGAATTTGACTCGTCATACCATTCGCCAACCAATTTTATAGTATCTAATACTTCATTCAAAAATTGTTTAGCTTTACCTTCATAATGACTAGCAACATGATAAACATTCACTTGCTGATAATTGCTGCCAAAATTTATATCACCAGATACCACATTAACTACTAATGTTGAATGATATGAGTTTCTAGCTAATGTTGCTTTAATACCATATTTATTAAAAATAGGTTTTAATGCAGCATGTATTTTTGTTTTAGTTTCAGTATTAATGTAAGCCATTATGCAGCCTCCTTTACAGATACTTTAGGTTCGTCAAATATAAACTTTGGTGCGCCTGTAATAGATGACTCAACTCTTAATGGTGAAATAACACCAACACAGTCAGGGCAGTCAAGATCAACTAATGCTGGTTTGATACCATTTTGACTTAATGATGCTTTTTTATTTTTAACGCCAGAGATATATTCTGCGGCCTTATTAAAGTCATTAAGATATGTAAAGTCATAATTACCAGCTTCATAAGATACTGACTCAGGAAATACTCTTCTAAAGTCAGGATACTTGCCTTCTATTGGACGTGCTTCTAACCTAACTGCATCATTCACAACGTGTATTTTCTTAACCACATTGTTTTCAACTTCTAATGATATGCTAGCTGCACCTAATGTTGACTTAACTTTAAGTAAGGCATCAATAGTCTCAATAGGAATAACTACTCCTAATGTATCTCTACCGTGCTGTACTTCGTTATGATAGACTGCTGTACTTAATAGTCGGTGACCATCAGTTGCAACAAAGATAGTGTTATATTTATTAAACTCAACGTAAACACCATTAAGGTAATATCTTACGTCTTTTTTAGCCACAAAAAGTTTAAGTGCTTTTAAGTGGCCAAGTTGTACTAATACTTCATATTTAAACGTTGTCATGCTGTTCTCCTTTAGCAAAATTTCTTGATCGCCTGCAAGTAGATATAAATTAACGATATGTGTATGCTATATATTTGCTAGCATGATGTCAACACTTTTTTGTAAATATTTTTAATTATTTTATAAGTCATTGTTTTACTTGAGTTTCCACCATGTATTTATATAGCTTTTTAATGCTTCTGGGCCTTTATTTATGTAAATAAGTTTATCTTTTCCTACTTGATAAAAGTTATCTACTTCAGTTCTTTCATTATCACTATGCCCATATATAACTAAAACGGTAAAGTTTTCTTGAGCCGCCAATCCTTTTAATACTATTTTTTGACCCATTGACATAGGTTCATTGTGATGCTTCCACTCGCCTACCAAAAATTTTTTACCGTCTTTACATATAACCATATCTAGGTTTGTTGGCAATATATTTTTACCTGGGATCATTCCAGATAAAAAGCCAAAGTCTATAAACTTGGCATTACTATTGCGCATACCTAACGTCATACGCAGATGATCATATCCTTAGATACTGTGCAAACAGTTACAGTACCGTCTGGCCCAATAATAGTTTGACCAAAAGATTGTTCAGTCCAAATAATAGCTAATGCAGCTAATATAGTTACGACTATCCAATATGTTTTATTCATCATCAAACCTTTGTAATTGAGCTTCAATTTCAGGAGGGTTTACAACTTCTTGATCTCTTAAAACTGAAATAAGTTTATTTTTGAACCATTCAGACTTTGCCAAGTCTTCTTCTACATTACCTTTAAATGGGTAACGTAAGTCATATTTCATCTTACTACCTTTAAGGTATCCAACAAACTCTTCTTTAGTTAAACGACTTTGAATAATATCTATGGTTTCTAGGCCTCCGATATTATAGTGTCTAGGGTGGTTTACGTTATCTGACATACTGCCTCCTATAAATAAAACAACATTGATGACTTCTTACGTGCCTTCATCAAAGACTGTTTATTAGTCAATGGTAATGGCAATTTAACAAGGCCCTGATCTTCTAACATCTTAGCCCTATATCTGGTAATGTGGCATTCATGATATATTTGTTTTCTTATAGCTCCAGGATGAGCTTCCATATATGCCTTTATATCTTCGGCTTTTTTTCTATCGTCTAGTACTGTATACATCATAACCTCGTTTGTTCAAAACATTCTAAATGACTTTTAGCAAATATATTAGGTTTTATTTCTTCGTACAATTCACCTTGAATACATTTTAAATTCATGTGGTATTTTTTTGTAGTGCTGTTATATGTCATAACTGACCATGTAATTAAAGCTCCAATAATAGCGCCTACAAGTAAATAACCATTACCTTCGTATTTAGAGACCATTATTCGCCTCCACTAAGCGCTTTGAGTCGTACTTATTCATTGCCTTGTACTCTTCAAATTTATCGCCTCTAAACAATGGTGTTATTTTAATATGATGAGTTGACCCTTTTAAGTCATTAAGATATGAAAGTTCTTTAGGATGAAATGACCACAAATAAGACTTTTTCAATTCACCTGTTTTAATATCAAATTCTTCATACAAGTATCCTGCCGGCTCTTTTTTCATAATGACCTCAATAAAATATATGGTTACCTATTGCCACTTTAACTGGTTTATTATTAGCCCATGTAGGTTTAATATCTTTTCTATGAAAATATATTGCTCCTTTTGTGGGATCTTTTACTTTTTTATGAAGCACATTATACGCCATGTTTAAATAAGGTTGCAACTGAAATTTTGATGCCAGCTCAACATTCCCTATAAAAGAAAATTGTTTTGGCTTATGTAGTTCGTTACATACGTTTTTAGTACTTTGCGCTCTATTAAGTAATACGTACATGACGGCCGTTTGGCCAGATGTAGGCTCGCCTCGGCTTTCATGGTAGGCTGCCAAGGCAAGGCAAAATGCTGCTGTTTCTATTCCCATTATGAGTCTCCTTTTAAAGCATAATACTCATCATGACCAAACTTATGAATGAGCATATTTTCTATATGGTGTCTATCATATCCGGATAATATAAGACATATATCAGCTACAGAATTTTTTTCCTTCATAAGCCAATTGTAAGACACCTTCCTATTATGCGTATTAGTACCGCATATCTCTGTTATGGCCTGGATCATTACGGCCATTAATAATTTACCTTCCGGTGTTAGTATAAGTTCTGATCTTAGTGACTCCTTTACCTCTATCATTTGCTTACTTTCTTTTAATGTTTTTACTGATAGCGAAAACTCACTTTATAGCCGATAATGAAATGGCAATATTGCATTAATTAACCGAGGATAATATTATGTGGACAACTCCAGCAGCTACAGAAATGCGTTTTGGCTTTGAAGTCACAATGTATGTAATGAATAAGTAATGTGTATAGTGTGTATGGGGATGCTCCTAAAAAGGAACATCCTCTTCACCTTCTACTGAAGGGCCACTTGGAGCATACTCACCTTTTGGTGTAATTTTACCTGTATAAACAGGTCTTTTAGATCCTTCTTCTACTTCATTTTTAAACAATGCTAATGTATATTCTTTACCTTCTACATTAAGCATTAATGAAATATATTTATTTCCTGTTTTACTTTCACGTAGCCAACCTGCAGCTTTGTTACTATTATCGTACTCAGCCATACTTTACTCCTTAGTAAAAATTGGTTTCTTAGTCCAGCGTTTAGGCTCTATGTCATCTTCAACATATTTTATAAACTCCAGCGCTAATGGCGTATACCATTCAAGCCATGCCTTACTTCTGTCTACTACCTGTATCTTTGTTTCATTTGGCGTCCATATATAAAAATACGCATGAGGCATCTGACATACTTCCATTTGCATTTGCATTTGAAAGTAATAACGTTCAGGGATCTCTTTATATATTTCCTGAGTGTAAGGACATTTGATCTCAACAACATTGCCATCATAATATCCATCCGGACTTGCGCCAAACGGTAATTTGTCATGTAACACAAACTTATTGCCAGGCTCTACAATGTCATTAAATTCTTTTTCTAATGCAGATAATGCAATAGCCTCATGAATATTACCGTATTCAGTCATCTCATTGCCTTCAAATGGAGGCTCACGTAAAGTCATTTGACGCCATAACTTTTGCCTTTCATATACTGCCGACCAGGCAATACTAGCCGTAATAACGTTATGACGCCTATTATCACTTAAATGGCTCATGCAGACTTCTTAAGTTCGTTAGCAAACTCACGTACTTTTTCTTGTAGCTCTGGGCCAAATGTAAAAAATGCTTTTTTAAGTTCACCAGTTCTAGCCGCTTCTGTTAATGTATCTTTAGCAGCTCGCACTTGCTCTTCAGTTACTTCTTGGACTACTGGGTTATTTTGTTGATGAATAGCATTCACTACTTCATTAGCAGAGGCAAATTCTGTACCGCCTAAACCTAATGCAGCTAAACATCTGCCAATAGCTGAAGTCTCACAGTTTTCTACATAGGATGTTCCATTAATTTGTGATGCTTTACGGAACTCCTGTGCATGTCCTGTAGCAAATGTTTGTACTTGACCACCTTCTAAGTGAACACCTGCATAAGCCTTAACAATACATTGTTCATCATCAATTTTAATGATCTCGGTTGTTAAAAAATAATTAGGGAATTGCTCTCTAAATTCTTGTACACGTAATGCTACTGTTTTATATTCTTTACCACGAATGTTTACTACGCCTTGTTTACTCATCTGTACTCTCCTGCAATTGTTTTAATTGTAATTCTCTAATGTAATGTTCTTTTTGATCTGCCTTATCATTTGACTCACGCAGATCTTCATTCATTAGTTGCAACTGTTCAATAATTTTTTCTAGCTCGTCCATAATAACCCTCCGTAAATTAATATGAGCAATAACACTACCACAATAAACCTATTTAATGCAACATCTTCATCTTCAAAATTTTCATCACGCTTATAGTCAACACCATAACGCTCCCTATAAGTCCTGGGAGTTTTAAAGTCCCATTGGTTATACCAGGTATAATGTTTGTCTTTATCCCATCCCCAGCTATCCATCATGCTTCTCCTGCTGTTCTAATTGATATTGCTCTTCAAGTTCTTTTTGTCTCCAGAACTCTTGTTGATCTAAATACTCATCATAGTCTAACCATCTTTCGTCCATTATTCACCTCCCTTGATATTTTGAATATCATTTTCAAAGTCAGCAAATATTTCATCTATTGTTAAAGTTCTATGAGGGCCAGTTCTATTAAAAAAGTTTTCAAATACATTTGGGTTGTTATTTGCCCATTCACCACATTTAGGTACTGGTTTTAAGTTAGGTAATTTTTTATTTGTATCCATTATTCTCTCCTAGTTAATAAAGACTACAAAACGAATATTGATCTAATTGAAAATAGAAGTCAAGCAATTTAGCAAAATATTTTTCTTGCTCTATTTTTTTGCTAGCAGTATACTACCGCTCTATGGATGATACAGTTGAATTTTGTAGGAAAGGACGTGTATTATACCATATTTCAATGTGTTACGCTTAAGGAGAGTGTATGAAAATAAGAAACTGGAGTAAATATCAACATTACCATGACAGATGTCCGCCATGGATAAAAGTACATAGATCGCTATTAGATGACTTTGAGTGGCATAATTTAGATCCATTATCCGCAAAAATGCTTATTAATTTATGGTTGTTGGCCGCAGAGGATATTGATGGTAATTTACCATCCGTGGACACTATGGCTTTTAGACTTAGAATTGAAAAGCCTTTGTTAAACAAGTGTTTATCTTCACTCACACCATGGTTAGAAGAGCTAGATAGCAACGTGCTAGCAAACTTGGAGCAAAGTGGGGGTACAGAGACAGAGACAGAGACAGAGACAGATCCTGTGGAGCAAGTTTCTATAGAAGAAACTTTTGATAGGTTTTGGAAGTTATATCCGTCTATAAGAAAAGTAGCTAAACAAAAATGTTTTGATCGCTGGAAGGCTAAAAAGTATTATAAGATAGCTGATCAAATTATAGGTCATGTAGAAGCAATGAAACAAAGCAAGCAATGGAAGGATGGTTTCTCGCCAGCGCCCATAACTTACATTCAGCAAATGCGTTGGTTAGATGACGTACAAGTTGAACGTAAACCTTGGGAAGGTGGAATATGAACATCAATGATGCAATTAATAAACTTACAGTCAGTCAACAAGAAGTAAATAACTTTTACAACGGAGAAACTTATGGTAACGAATTTAAAATTAAGAGTGCAGATATTTTTACTGATGATCTTATTAAATACTACTCTACTGAGGTACATGCTGGTAAGACGCTTCCGTGGACTAAAACGCATGATAAGTTCCATGTTCGGGGTGGGGAAGTAACTTTGGTCACCGGCCCTAGCGGCCACGGCAAGTCAATGTGGCTTTCACAAGTCATATTACATCTTATGAAAACATCAATATGTTTGGTAAGCAGTTTAGAAATGAGGCCGGTACTTACTATGGCACGCATGTTGGCCCAGGCGTTAGGATCACAAGAACCTACAGACGAATATATTGCTCGTTTTTGTGAGCGTGCAGCTAATAAACTCTATATTTACGATCAGACTGGAGTAACTACATCTGAAGACATGATAGCTACATTGTATTGGGGTAAGCACGTGTTAGGTGTAGAAGTATTTGTTATCGACTCTCTTATGAAGATGGCTGATATAGCGGAAGATAATTACAACTCTCAAAAACTGTTTGCTGATCGTCTGGCTGTAGTGTGTAGAGATCTTAACATACATATTTTTTTAGTAGCACATACTAGAAAACTATCAGATGAAGAGCAGATACCTGACGCTACGGATATCATGGGCAGCTCGCATCTGCGTAACCTTTCAGATAATATTTTATGTTGCTGGCGCAACCGATATAAACAGCGTTTGCAAGAAGAGGGAAAAACACCTGAGGCTGACTTAAAAATTATTCCGGATGCAAAAATATTCGTCCAGAAGCAGCGTAATTTTCAGTTTGAGGGATCATTCAATTTCTGGTATGATCCAAAAGGTTTACGTTATAAGGAAAGTCCATGAAAACAGCAAATGAATTTTTAAAAGAAATGCAAAAGGTATTTGGTGATGTTGAATATAGAGCTACATCTAATGAAGGTATAGTATTTAAAAGCAAAGGATGGGATAACAAATATGGCAAAGAGAATGACAGTAAACGAAGTGAATTTCCAAGAGTTTATGGATATGGTCAAAAGCGAAATTAAAACTAATGGCCATGTTGATATTAAATTAACTGACGGTGGTAAGAAGTTAAGAAGTAACTCACAGAATGATAAGTATTGGGCCATGTTAAAAGAGTTAGGTGACTACCTCGGATACCATGACTACGAACTTCATGAGCTATTAACGTTTCAGAACCTCGCTGAAACTAAACTTGTAGCTGGCCGTCCTGTTACACACGTAAGATCAACTACTGATCTTGATACATACGAATTTTCTGACTACCTTGAAAAGGTTAGAAGGTTTGGAATTGAATATGGGTTTAGGTTTCCAAGTGATATATCGTAACACTAAACTACTTAAACTTTTAAGAGAGATCCCATGTCAGTCATGCGGTGCTAGTGATGGTACTGTAGTCGCTGCACACCGTAACGAGGGCAAGGGCATGGGTCTCAAAAATTCGGATGCGCTCACTTGTAGTCTATGTTATCATTGTCACTACGAATTAGATGCTGGTAACAAACTTACTAAAGACCAAAAACGTGATATGTGGAATAGGGCCTATGTAAATACCATGCAATATTTGTGGGAACATGACATTATAGGAATTAAATAATGGGTAAAGGATCAGCACCAAGGCCATACAGCGTAGACCAGGATACTTTTAGCAATAACTGGGATAGCATTTTTAAACGTAAACCACACGAAGGACAATTTGATGGCAGGGAAGTCACCGACACAGCTAACACTAGCAAAACTTCAGAAGGAAAATTACCCATTAGTTCAGGTAGTGGAGAAATGGAATAGCTGGGGGAGAGTTCGTGTAGACCTTTTCGGCTGCATTGACGTCCTTGCAATATCCGAAGATGGCAATACTGTAGCCATTCAAACGACAAGTTTAAGCAACGTCAGCGCAAGGATCAAAAAAATAAAAGATAGTACTGCCATTTGTCACATTAGAAAAGCTAACTGGACTGTGCTAGTTCACGGATGGTACAAAAAAAATAACAGGTGGCATGTTAAGGAAGTTGATGTCTCATGAAAGTAACAGCGATACAAACAAAAGCCTATCGCATGAAGGATATGTTGTTAGATGTAATAAATGAAGACGAGGTTATTACATGTAAAGAAATAGCTAGACGTGTAGGCCTTAAGTTTAATGATATTAAATTTGTAGTAATTAAACTTGTAGAGTGGGACTTGTTATGTGAGAAAAGAGGCGGCAAGTATCTTTTTTATCATAAACCTAAAAAACATTATCTCCAGGAGCTTTATCATCCAATGCCAAACTTTAAAGTTTTAAGTGTTTACAAACATACAGCAGATCAGGATAAACATAGTGTAAGAAACCCATATAGAGGCATTCAGTCTTTTAATGCTAGTATCCTAGGAATTCAACATGATCCGTATTGATAGACTTATGCAAATACTAGATGATTGGGCCTTATGGATGAAGTCGGATAATCACCGCCTGGGTTATCCATCTAAGTCAGTTGGTCTCTCGTCAGGAGGAGAATCAACGGTAGACTCGTTTGATGAGATGATAGACATACAAGACCTTTCTAACGTCCATGTAGTCGACTCAGTCATACACAGCCTTCCTGGTGAGCAGCAAGATGCCATATATCACCGCTATTTACATTCTAAAAAGCCTTTGGCCTATGAATACAAACTAGATCTAGCAATGGACAACCTTTTAACCATAGTATCAAAAAGAATTAATGCCTAGCATCTTGACAAAACGCATTTCCGTGGTAAAATATCACGCAATGGGATAATTACGCCCATAAACTCCGTAACTCTCCTTAAACCCTATCTTAACCGGTAGGGTTTTTTATTTTATGCGTCCCAAAATTTGCAGTACATGCGGCCAGCCGTATGATGACACCGGCTATGAACAATGTCCAGAGTGTCAATATGATCACACTTTTATCAGGATACCAAATGAAGAAACCAAGCACAAAGATGGGAAAAACCAAAAAAGTATCAAAAGTAATGAAGGAGTTTAAAGCTGGTTCATTACATTCAGGTAAAGGTGGTAAAGTAGTAAAGTCCCCTAAACAAGCTATTGCTATTGCTTTATCAGAAGCTGGCATGGCTAAAAAGAAAGGTAAATAATTATGCCAATGGTCGGAAAAATGAAATTTGCTTACACCGAAAAGGGTAAGAAAGAAGCTAAGTCTTACGCTAAAAAAACAGGTAAAGCTATGGCAGCTAAGCCTATGAAAAAGGCAGCTAAACGTGGCAAATAAGCCAGGTCTTTATAGTAATATTTTAGCCAAAAAAGCTAGAATCAAGGCTGGCTCTGGGGAACGAATGAGAAAGCCAGGAACAAAAGGCGCACCGACTGCTAAAGCATTCAAAGAGTCAGCAAAAACAGCTAAAAAGAAATGATCAAAAAAGGTAAAGAAACATTCTCAGGTTATAATAAACCTAAGAGAACTCCGAGTCATCCTACTAAGTCACATGCAGTATTGGCTAAAGAGGGTGACACAGAGAAACTTATACGTTTTGGACAAAAAGGTGTAAGTGGCGATAAAACAAATACAGATAGAGCCAAGTCATTTAAAGCAAGGCACGCAAAGAACATTGCCAAAGGAAAAATGTCCGCAGCATATTGGGCTAACAAAGTTAAGTGGTAAAGCTAGATATATATGTAGGATATGATGGCAAGGTAGAACCAATTGCTTATCATAACTTTTGCCAGTCAGTTATAGAAAAGTCATCTATACCGGTAAGTTTTACACCATTAGCATTAAATACCCTTAAAGACTACGAAGAAACACATAAAGACGGTAGTAACGCATTTATCTACTCACGCTTTCTAGTGCCATATCTAAATAACTTTAAAGGTATCGCACTATTTGTAGATGGCGATATGATATGCCGAACAGATATTGCACAGATCCTAGCAAACTTCGACAATGACGAAGCAGTTAAAGTTGTAAAGCATAACTACACAACAAAGCATCCAGTTAAATACTTAGGTGCAAAGAACGAAGACTATCCTAAAAAGAATTGGTCTAGCGTCATACTATGGAATTGTGGACATTGGTTAAACAAACAGTTAACGCCTAAGTTCATACAAGAAAAGACAGGACAATACCTTCATAGGTTCGAGTGGTTAAAATACCCTGAAGAGCAAGTAGGTAAGCTAGATGAAACATGGAACTGGCTAGAAACAGAATACGAATACAACGAGGATGCTAAGTTAGTGCATCACACATTAGGCACACCATGCTTTAAAGACTATCAGAATACAGACTATAGTCAAGAATGGTGGGAAACATATCAACGGATGATCTATCCACTTAAAGGTAAAAACAGGGAAAGCGAGTTATAACATGGCAGATCTAGCTAAACAATTAAGACAATTACAAGACGCCCAAAGGCTAAGAGAATTGGCTAACCAATATGGTTACGGCCAAGTATCAGACCAAGATCTTAATTCATTAAGACAGGCATTGCCACAATTAGCAGGTCAAGCTATGGGACAAATGCCTTTAGCACAAATGCCTCAATATATGCCACCTACTATTCCACAAGGTATGACGCCAAATGATATGAATGCAATGAGACAAGCCGCTCCACAGCCAGGCGCTTCACAAGTATCACCATATATGCAAAACTTAACGAACCCAGGCCAAACAATGCAGCAAAACTACATTGATCCAGCTATCATAGAACAAATGTACTATAGAGGGCTATTAAGCCGATAATTAAGAGGGCAACCAACCTAAGGGAGTTGCAAAACAATGGATAACGAAGAACGCAAAAAACTAGCAGCAGAACGTAGCGCAGAAGTAAACAAGGGCAATACACATTCTAGTAAAAACAATAGGTTATGGGCGGAAACACTTAGACGTGCTGTCATTCAGTCAGATGCTGAACGCTTAAGACAAATAGCAGAGGCTTTATTAGACAAAGCAGCCTCCGGTGATGTATCCGCTATTAAAGAATTAGGTGATAGAATAGATGGTAAGTCAGTAGCAACTACAGAGTTGACTGGCGTAGATGGATCTAATTTACCTATAAGCATTGGAATAAGGTTTGTTGAACCAGAACCAAAACAATAGAGAACCCATAGCAGACTTTCCTGCCAAGCTACAATTCTTATTTGAACCACATAGATACAAAGTAGCTTACGGTGGAAGAGGATCTGGCAAGTCATGGTCTATGGCCAGGGCATTATTAAGCCAGGCTACAGATAAACCATTACGTGTATTATGCGCACGAGAGATACAGCGTTCGATAAAGCAGTCGGTACATACCCTGCTCAACGATCAAATACAAGCATTAGGTCTAGGAGCTTTCTATGAAGTATTGGAAGCAGAGATACGTGGTCTTAACGGTAGTACGTTCAGTTTTACTGGGCTGGCTACTAATACTGTGGAGTCCATTAAGTCTTTTGAAGGATGTGATATCGTCTGGGTGGAAGAGGCACAAACAGTATCAAAGAAGTCGTGGGATATTTTAATACCTACGATACGTAAACCAGACTCAGAGATATGGGTATCATTCAACCCTAATATAGATACAGATGACACATATACTCGTTTTATAATAGATCCTCCAGAAAATGCAAAGGTAGTTAAGGTCAATTTTGCCGACAACCCTTGGTTTCCTGAAGTGCTAGAGATAGAACGCCAACATAGTTTAAATACTAACCCAGACTATGCAAACATATGGGAAGGTGAATGTAAAGCAGCCGTAGACGGTGCTATATATTCTAACGAGATAAGAGAAGCCCAAGAGGCAGGACGTGTTACTAACGTACCTTATGATCCTATGTTAAAGGTTCATGTGGTTATGGACTTAGGATGGAATGATAGCATGTCAGTTATCCTATGCCAAAAAGGTGTATCAGACTTAAGAGTTATTGGTTACATAGAAGATGATCATAGAACACTAGATAGTTATTCAGCACAGTTAAAAGCATTACCGTATAGTTGGGGTACTATGTACTTACCACATGACGGACAGTCTAAAGACTTTAAGCATGGTATATCCGCAGAAGATATTATGCGTAAGTTTGGATGGGATGTCAGAATTGTACCTCGTATGGATATAGAAGCCGGCATCAAGATAGCACGGATGAATTTCCATAGAGTTTATTTTGATAAGTCAGCTCATAGACTTGTTGACTGTTTAAAGCATTATCGCAGATCTATTAACTCTGCAACTAACGAACCTGGTGCGCCATTGCATGATGAGTATTCTCATGGAGCAGACGCATTCAGATATTTATGTACCTCTGCAGATAGCATGAAGAATGAGTCATGGTCTAAAGAGAAGATACAGTATACACATAGAGGAATTGTTTGATGAATATAGAAGACATGGAAATAATTGCACAGATAGAGGCGCAAGAGAATATATCCTATGGTGTAAATGATAGTGCATTGTCTAATGATAGAGCAGAAGCGATAGATTATTACCTAGGTCAACCCTTCGGAAATGAGGAGGAGGGACGTTCACAGGTTGTATCGTATGACGTTCAAGATACTATTGAAGCAGCATTGCCACAATTATTAAAAGTCTTTGTAGCAGGTGACCAAGTAGTAAGGTTTGAGCCTAAAGGCCCAGAAGATCAAGACGCTGCTGATCAAGAAACTGACTATGTAAACCATGTAGTAATGGAAAAGAATGAAGGCTTCAAGATATTCTACGTATGGTTTAAAGACGCATTACTATCTAAAAACGGATACGTTAAAGTTTATGCTGAAGACGAAGAAGAAGAAGAAGAGTACGAATACGAAGGGCTAACAGATGCCCAGCTTCAAATGTTGGCTTCAGATGAAAAGACAGAAGTATTAGAGCATGAGGCTTATCCTGATCCTAGTGTAGATATGAATGCACTCATGGATCAAACATTAGCAATGGGCCAAGATCCTGCTACTATTATTCAGCCTATGCTTCATGACGTTAAACTCAAGGTTACAGAAAAAAGCACAGAGATTGTTATTGAGAACGTAGCGCCAGAAAACATGATGATATCTGTAGAAGTTAGTGGCCCTAACCTACAAGAGGCTAAGTTTGTTCAACATAGAGAAGTGATGCAGTTAGCTGACATTGCTGAGACGTTTGACAAGCCACTAGAATACATCAAGTCTATTATGTCAGACCTACGTGATACGTTTGAAGAAGAGTCTAATGCACGTGATATTTATGATGAAGAATATGATAGGGCTATTGAGTCACAAGAAGCACTCGTTAAAGACACATACATTAAGTTAGATGGTGAAAGATATAGAGTAGTCGTATTAGGTAACACAGTTCTTTATAAAGAGAAATGTGAGTATGTACCTTTTGCATGTATCACACCTATGATAATGCCACATAGACATATTGGTCGTTCTTATGCTGACTTGACTATGGACATTCAACTCATTAAGTCTACCCTCATTCGTGGTCAGTTAGATAACATGTATCTAGCTAACAATGGTCGTTATGCAATATCTGACAGAGTAAACCTAGACGATATGTTGACAAGCCGCCCAGGTGGTATTGTGCGTGTAGAAGGTGACCCAGGTTCAGGCATTATGCCTTTATCACATCCGCCACTACCAGCATCATCATTCGGTATGGTTGAATACATGGACTCTATGAAAGAGAAGAGAACAGGTATCACAGCATATAACCAAGGTTTAGATGCTAACAGTCTTAACAAGACAGCTACAGGCGTAGCACAAATTATGTCTGCTGCTCAACAGCGAGTTGAGTTGGTAGCACGTACATTTGCAGAGACAGGCGTTAAAGAGTTATTCAAGTTAGTACACAGGCTTGTAAGAACTACACTTACTAAACCTGATATTGTTCGTATGAGAAACAAATGGGTAGAAGTAGACCCAAGAGAATGGGAAGACCGTAAAGACTTATCTATATCTGTAGGCTTAGGTGCTGGTAATAAAGATCAACAGTTAGCACATTTAGCAACTATTCTACAAGCTCAAAAAGAAGCATTGGCTATTGGTATTACTTCACCAGAAAAGATCTACAACGCATTAGCTAAACTTACACAGAATGCAGGCTTTAAGAACCCTGAAGAGTTTTGGATTAACCCTGCTAATAATCCACAAGGTCAAGAGCCACCTAAAGAAGACCCTAATGATAAACTGATACAAGGTCAGTTGGCTATTGAGCAACAAAAAGCTCAGTCTGATATGCAATTGTCACAACAAAAAGCACAAGCTCAGTTAGCACAAGAACAAGAACGTAGTAAGAATGACATCATCATTGAACGTGAAAAGATAATGGCACAAGCAGAACTAGAACGCTTCAAAGCTCAACTCAAAGCAGAAACAGACTTAGCTATCGCACAAATTAAAGCACAAGCAGGAGTACCTAATGGTTATTATTAATTTTGAAATAAGTAAAGATGGTCACACATACAGAGATGCTATTCACTTACCTGAAGACCATAATTTATCTGAAGAACAAATAGAAGTTATCAAGCAACAACGCTTTGACAACTGGTATCAAATTATTACCAATCCTCCAGTAGAGGAAGAACAATTAGTGGAGGTAACTGAATAATGGCAACTAGATATTGGGTAGGTGGGTCAGGTAACTGGGATGCAACATCTACAGCAAATTGGTCAACATCTTCTGGTGGTGCAAGTGGTGCTTCTGCTCCTACATCTGCTGATGATGTTATCTTTGACGCAGCTTCTAATACAGGAACTGACGCATTTACAGTAACAGTTACAGGTGATACTACAACTCCTGCTTTATGTAACGACTTTAGCACAGGTGGTGCTGGTGGTGCATTAGATGGCGCTATGACATTAGCATTTGGAAGTGCAGGTATTATGTCTTGTTTTGGAAGTATAACGCTTCCAGCTACAAATTTATCTGTAACAGGTTCTGGAACATCTGAAATACGTTTGTCAGCAACAACATCAGGTAAAACTATTACCACAAATGGTGTTTCATTATCTGCAGTAAATGCAATTAGAGCTCTAGGTATTGGTGGCGAATGGACATTAGGTAGTGCATTAACAGCAGGAGCAATTTTATTTCAGTCTGGCACATTTAATACTGCAAATTATAATTTAACAATTGGAAGTTTACAAAGAACAGCTAATACTGGAGCAACAGTTATTAATTTAGGTTCTTCAACCGTTACTTGTAGCTCAACTACAGCAATAAATTTTACAAATACTACTAGTTTAACTTTCAACGCTGGCACATCACAAATTAATAGTGGTGCTAATTCACCTGTATTTAATGGTGGTGGAATTACATTTTACAATGTATCATTTACAAGTGGTGCTGCTGGCACAATTACTATTACAGGCGCTAATACTTATAACAATTTAACATTTACAAGTAGGTCTGCAACAGGTATTAAAAGTATTTCTATAGGTGATAATCAAACAGTATCAGGTACACTTACATTTGGAGCAGCAAATACAGCTATTAGACGTATGCATCTATTTTCAAGTACTATTGGCACACAAAGAACTATTACCTTAAACGGAACACTTGCTACATTAGCAGACGTAGACTTTAGAGACATTGCAACTGCAGGAACTGTAGGCACTTGGACAGGTACAAGACTTGGTAATGCTTTAAACAACAGTGGCATTACTTTTGGGGCGGGTGTAGATAAATATTGGAACTTAGCTGCAGGTGGTAACTGGTCAGCAACTGGATGGGCTTTATCCTCAGGCGGTGCGGTTGATGTAAACAACTTTCCATTATCTCAAGATACAGCAATTATAGAAAATACAGGTTTAAACACATCCGCTACTATTACTGTAGATGTTGCTTGGAATATAGGTACTATAAACGCTTCTACTAGAAGTAATGCTTGGACTTTTGCAACAGGCTCTCAAACACCACAAATATATAAAAACTTTACTTTAAGTTCTGCTACTACTGTTACAGGCACAGGAATAATTTTCTTTTATGGTCAAGGTACAACACAAACAATAGATGTAAATACTGCATCTCTTACCCAACCTTTAACTATAAATGTCCCTACAGGAACATTAGTAATTGAAGAAAATACCACTACATCTGCTGGAGTTACTTTAACTGCTGGCACATTAGACCTTAGCAACAACACACTTACTTGTCTCACATTCTCATCATCTAACTCTAATACTCGTGCTATAGCATTTGGTACAGGTAATATAACTGTGACTGGTAATGCTGCTACTGTTTGGACAACATCAACAGCTACTAATTTTACTGTAACTGGAACACCAGTAGTTAATTCTACTTACTCAGGTAGCACAGGAACTAGAACTATAACTCAATCATCTACAGGTTCAACAGAATCAAATGTAGTAAGTTTTAACATAAATGCTGGTTCTGATTCTATATCAGGCACATTACTTTGTAAAAATTTAAATTTTACTGGCTTTTCAGGAACCATTGCTTCAAATAGTAGGTTTATTTATGGTAATTTAACTATACCTAGTGGAGTGACTGTTACAGCATCTACATCTGAATGGAGATTTTTAGCTACATCTGGCACTCAACAAGTAACAACTAACGGAATTACTTTAGACTTTCCTATTACAGTAAATAGTCCTGGAGCAATTGTTCAGCTTCAAGATGATTTAATTATGGGTTCTACTCGCACATTTACTCTTACTGCTGGCACTTTAGATGTTAATGATAAAACATTAACTACTGGATTATTTTCATCTAGCAATAGCAATACTAGGTCAATTGACCTAGGAACTAATGGTAAGATTACAGTTAATGGTGGTGGTTGGACAGCAACAACGTCTACAGGCTTATCATTAACAGGTACTGGTACAATTGATATGACACTTGGCACAGCTAAAACATTTGCAGGCGGGGGTGCAACATATCCATATACACTTAACCAAGGTGGAGCAGGAACACTTACAATTACAGGTGCAAATCAGTTTGCTGATATTAGCAATACATTAGAACCATGTACTATTACATTCCCTTCATCTACTACAACCTCTGTGCAAAACTTTACAGTATCAGGTACTTCTGGAAACTTAGTGACTCTAAACTCTAGCACTCCTGGCACTCAATTTACATTAGCAAAGGTCTAATATGACAACCACAGTAAGTTATCTTAGCATACGAGATTCTAATGGCTTTCCAGATGGTGAGTTCGTAGCTAATAATAGTATAGATGAAGAGAATAATACTGGTTGGGTTATTAATGGCGTTGCATTAGACAACTTTGACAGACTTGCTGAAAATGGTGCTGTTAAGTATGGTATTGCAAGCCCAGCTACATCTGCTACAGATATATCAAGACTAGGTGGAGCAGGTGCAATAGAAGCAAATATGATAGAATATAAAGCTCAATATACAGAACCTGTTAGCGGTCTTACTGCTAAAGGTCGTTGGATTAACAAAGCCAAAGGATACATTTAATTGAATAAGTCACTAGAAGAAGTTAAACGTGGTGAACAAGCAACACAGATATTAGATAACCCTCTATACAAAGAAGCTATGGATAAGGTACGTGAAAGTCTTATTGCTAGTATGGCTAACAGTCCATTAGGTGATGAGAAGACACACAACAAATTAGTTATCGCACTACAACTACTAAACCAAATAAACAAGCAACTTACTGACGTGATGCACACAGGTAAGTTAGCAGCTATCCAAACGGACAGACCTAAGTTTAAAATATTTGGTTAGTTTCATTCAGAAGTAGTTTTCCAGTATTTTGAATGAAAACCGTTTTGACAGGCAAAATGTGTAATATATTACACAAAAAGAATTTAGGTAAGGACAAGCCTACTTAAGACTCTTCGGAGTCTTTTTTATTGTCTAATTTCAAGGAAACAAAACTATGAGTGACCAAGTCGCAGAACAGTCACCACAAAGTCGGTTAGAGACTATGCTTGGTGATAGTATTGAGTCAGATGTTAAACCACCTGAACTTCAAGAAGAAGAAGAACAAACACCACTAGAGGCTGAAGCTGAAGCTACTGAAGAAGTAGAATCAGAAGAAGCAACAGAAGAACCAGATGAAGAGGTTGAGGAAGAAGAACAGTCGCAAGATGAAGTTCCAGCTATCCTTAAACTTAAAGTCAATGGTGAAGATGTTGAGAAGCCACTAGACGAAGTCGTAGCATTAGCACAACAAGGCTTAGACTACACGCAAAAGACACAACAAGTAGCAGAACAACGTAAAGAGCTAGAAGCCTATGCTGAGAGTATAAAAGCTCAAGAGCAAGCCTTTCAAGAGCAAATGCAACTTAACAATGTCTTAATTGAAGATGTAGCAAAAATCACATCATTAGACCAACAATTAAACCAATATGCAAACGTGAATTGGCAACAATTGTCTGATAATGACTTTGTGGAAGCACAAAAACTTTTCTTTACATACAACCAACTACAGCAAGAACGTAGTCAACTTGTTTCACAGTTTGAAGCCAAAAAGCAACAAGTCGTTCAGAAGCAAACGCAATTGATGTCTGAGAAGATAGCAAAAGGAAAAGAAATTCTAGCAAAAGAGATACCAAATTGGAGTCCTGAGACTAACCAAGCATTGTTATCTACTGGCAAGGATTATGGTTTTTCAGATGCAGAACTTAACTCAATTGTTGACCCTCGTCACGTAAAGGTATTGCATGACGCTATGCAATGGCGAAAACTTCAACAGAATTCTACTGTAAAGAAAAAAGTATCAAGTGCTAAACCAGTAGTGAAACCTGGTTCTAAAGATACTAAAGCGGAAGCTAACTCTAACCACCGTAACCTACGTGAGCAATTACGTAAGACAGGTAAGTCAGATGCAGCTCAAAAACTTATAGAAAACATGCTTTAATTTAAAAGGAAACCATAATCATGGCAGTATCAGCAACCAATAGTTATACCGGTAAAGGTATAGCAGAGTCATTTGAAGATATCATTTTTGATATTTCTCCAGAAGACACACCACTTTTGTCAATGGCAAAGAGGATGTCGGCCGGACAAACGTATCACCAATGGCAAACAGACGCATTACAAGCAGCAGCTACTAATGCAAACGTTGAAGGTGATGACGCTTCATTCGCAACATTAGCAGCAACAACAGTATTAGGCAACTATACTCAAATTTCACGCAAAACAGTTCAAATTTCAAACACATATGACGTAGTACGTAAGTATGGTCGTAAGTCTGAAGTTGCTTACCAACTTAT